TCTTATTTATATGCTGCTAGATTTTGACCAATTTGGATTAATTCAAATCCTAAGTTTTTAAATTTTAACATTAACTCATTGCTAAGTGGTGTAGAATTAATTTCCCATAATACTATTTTAAAATCATATTTAGATAAATCTATGTTATGTAATACTTTTTCATCTTCACCTTCGATATCAGTAAATAAAAAATCTATGTTCTTTAAATCATATTTATTAGTTAACGCTTCAAAATTTAAAAAATCTAATTCTATTTTTTTACCGTACTTTTCCCAAGAATGACCTTTTTGTTTAGTATGGTTTTCGGATAAAGAACTTACTTCGAAGTTATCACCTTTAGGTTTATATTCAGGATAATCTACTAAATAAAAATCAACTTTTCCAAAAGGCACATTAGGGTCTGATTTTATAACTGAGGGTTCAATACTAACATTTTTAATATCAATATAATTCTCAGCTAAAATAGGAAGACATTTGTCTATAGGTTCAACCAATACTATTTTATTAAACTTTTTATATTCTTCTATGAATTTTTGGACATGATCGTTACCTACATTAGCCCCTAATTGTACTAGATTCATTTTAATTAAATTTTATACCCTTAACAGTTTCACCGTTTTTAGGGTTGTGTGAGTTATTAGTAAATAAGTTAGGGTATATACCCCATTTGTATATAAATGTCTGCGCCGCAGGTGATTCAGATGAAATCATTTCTTCTTTATTTTTACCTTTTTTAGTTGCCATACTTACAAAATGATAAAAATGTGCCTTAGATGTTCTACTAAATTTTAAACCATTTAATTCTAATTTAAGGAAAAAATCCCAATCACATATAAATGGGGATTTATAAAGTGTATCAAACCCACCAACAATCATATAGTCTTTTTTAGACATAGCAAAGGGAAATATTCCCCCATCAGGAGTTGAAACATCATTACGTATTGTTGGTTCATATTGTTTAAACCCCTCATAATCAAATTTACTTGGATGTAGACCAAAATCCTTTACGGGAAAACCAAATATGCCATTAAAGGGTTCAATTTGGTTAATTGTTAATACATGACCATATTCTAATTCTTCCTCGATAACTTTATCCCAATCTTTACACAATACGTTATCATCATTAATTATAACAATAGTTTCATTATCAGCATTACAAACCCCTAGGTTTAATGCCATTTGCATACCTTGGTTTTGTTCTAAGGGTAAAAAATTAATTTTATCCTGATATTTTTCAACAATATGTTTGGATTCTTCAACAAACCCATCTAATATTACTATAATTTGGTTTTTTGTAGATTGTCCTTCTAATGCTGATTCTAGACATATATCTAGACATTCTGGATTTCTGTATGAAGGTATAATTAAACTTACCATTTATAATGTTTTTTGTATTTGTGCGTATCTTTCGTTTTGTTGTTCTTGTCTTTTAATTTCTTTGTTGTGGTAGATACAATAGGTTTCTTCCGCTGGGAGAACAGCATAAGAAGTATACCCTTCTACCATTCCATGTACCTTGTGTCCTGACCATTCTATTACAGAATTGTTTTTGTATATTCTTTTCTGTGGGTCAGGGAAATTAACCCATCCTTTATCATTTACATTCCATCCCCATTTATTAATATGTTCTTGGGTAAGACCTTCAACTAAATTAACTCGTGGTGTTATTAAAACATCTATAGGATTAGACTCAAGTATTGCTTTTAAATTAATTACTAAAGTCTCTGAAGGAGTTTCATCAGCATCTATTTGGAATATATAATCTCCAGTACATTTGGAATTCATATAATTCTTATTTTCTAAGAAATTTTGTTGAAAATCAAATGGAAATGCTACTACTTTATCTTGGTGGTGTTCTAACACATCAAGTACTTCTCCTGTGACTCTATTGTTATCATAAACAATTACAATTTCATCCTCTTTATCTATTATAGGGCTAATGAATTCAATCAAATGTTGGAGCTCCCTAGCCTCATTGCAAACTGTTATTCCGTAACTTATTTTCATAGTTTATTCTGGTAATACCCCAATATACGAAAGAGCATCCATATAATCACGTTCTTCAAAACGTTTTATACTAGTCATATCAGGTTTTGTTTTTGTTTTATATTTTTCTTGGTCTTCTTTACTTAGTTCCACAGATTTTACAGCAGACCAAGTCCATTCTTCCTTACTAGTACCTTCTGCAAATACCATCCCACTTTCAACATTAATACTATTAGGAAGCCATACTAATCCCGTTTTGGAATCAGTCCAAGCTAAGTCTTTATAAATTTCAGGGAGCAATTCAAATTGTTCCTTATAAAAATCAGTATCGGGTTTCATTAAGGTGTTGGACCAGTACCCGCAAGATAAACTGTAGAAGTTGGTGATATCTTTATTTACTTCTACCTTATAACATAAATCGCCACCGGATTTAGGACATTGTATAATTTCGTCGTGTTGCATGTTTTATAATTTAGGTGTTTGTAATTGTGGTAAACTTAATTTAATTTCTTTAGGAAATTCAGGAACATTTTTAAGTGTTTCACTTATTAACTGTTTCATAGATTCCCAACTAAACTCTGATTTAATTTTAAATCCTTGTTTTTTACCCCCAACAATATAATTTTTATATTTATTCTTTACATCTTTAAAGGCATCTGTAGCATTTTTAGAACCTACCTGGAACCATTGGGTTTCTTTTAATAACCATTTATTAGCAGCGGATGCATGAACGTTTTCTAAATTTCCAGGCAATACTATACTATTAGTTGGGTCTATAAAATCCATATGCCCCGACCAACCTGAAACTATTATTGGTTTTTTAGATAAACAAAACTCTGATAAAGGTCTACCATACCCTTCCCCTTTTGTTAATGAAACCATAGCTTTCACTTTAGGGTGATTATATAACTCATTCATTTCGGTATCTGAAAGATTACCATTTAATAAGTATACATTAGGTAATTTAACAGATTTTTTATAAGATTTTTTAATTATATTAATTTTATCTAGTAAAGCTTCTCTCCCAATATAACTGTTTCTCCCAGTAGAGGCTTTTAAAATTAATGCAGGTGGGTTTGATTGGTTTTTAAAGGCATCAAAAAAGTATTTAACTGTAGCTCCTACATTTTTCCTGTCATGTCCAAAGTCCCCTTGCATCCAATGTCCAACAAATAAGTAACAAAAGGATTCTTTAATTGAAGTTAAATCTAGTTTTACTTCGCTTGGTTTTAGGTACTTATAAACATCTAGGTTTACACCTTCAAATATAGTATAAATAGGTTTTTCCAATTTAGTTGTACCCATAGGTTGTTGGGTTTGTGGGTGTTTATTTTCAAAACTAACTGATTCAAATACTTCTTTACTATGGTTTGATGAAACCCAATTCATGTCCATTCTATTTAAACCTTCAACCCAACCTTTATCACAACCTGTACTTTCAATACCAGCTGTACAACCAATGTTAAATTTTCCTACTTTTTGGAATTCATTTGGAATTGTTATCTGCATCCAAATATCAGGTTTTTCTGTTAACTGTTGAGTTGAATGGTCCCATAAGAACATCCACTCTTTATGGTCCTTACAAAAATCGGTTGGAGTATCCCCCCACCTTTGGGGTAAAAGTTTAACATCATATTGGTCTAATTCAATAATAGCTTTAATTATATCTCTGGAACGTGCTCCGTATCCACTGTAAGTGTCGAATGGGCAACTTATTACAAAACTTGGTTTACTCATTAGTATATTAATTTATGGTTTAAAAATTTTCCTTTTTGCTCTGTAGCGTTAATTATTTCAAAATCTTCTCTAGGTTTCCAAACTTTAAATAACTCTTCAAATGCTTCTATTACTCTTTCTGCTTGATGTTTTGCTGTAAAACCTGCTTCTTCACTTAAAGCCCATTCTCTACCTTTTAATCCCCTAGCTTTACGTTCTTCACGACTTAAATTATAAATCTCTTTATATCTATCTGCCGCATCTTCCCAAGCACATCTATCATCATATATATAAGGAGTTGGAGGTGATCCTTGTATTGATCTTGAAGTTGGGTATACTGGAAAAGCCCATTCACCGTGTTTTTTATAAGTACCTCTATGATTTGAAGGTACATCAGCACTTGGTTCAAACCACTTACCATTTTCATCTTCAAATCTCATTTGGTCTTGCATTCCACCTGTTGCGTTAGCAATAATTGGAGTTCCTGCTAATATTGCTTCTGTAATTGTTAACCCCCAACCTTCATTAGATGTTAATAACACTTGAGCATCAGCTATATTATATAAGAAGTTTAATCCTTTTCTGTCCAGCTTTTGGGTAGAAAATATAATACATTCTTCATAATTTTCCCCAAAGAGGTACTCTGCTACTTTATTTAAATCAGTCCCATGATCTGTAATAATTTCAGTGTGAAGAATAAATCGACACTTTAATGCTTTTTCTAATGGTAATGAATCTAAAAATGCTCTAAAAGCTACCATAGCATCCGGGATTTGTTTCCTACGAATATTTCTTGAGTTAAAGAATAACACATAATCTATATCTTCTTCACTACCTATCCTGTCTTTTTTAAAAGCCATCATTTCATTATACAATTCATGATCCTTAGTAATAGGAAAATAATGAGTTGAATCTAAACCATGAGGTATGTACCTGAATACTCTATTATCATTATTAACATCTTCTAATACTAGCTTATTAATGTTAACAGTTTGTTTTGAAATACCCATTAACAAATCACAGGCCTCATAGTAAGGTTGATTATATCTAGGAGCTGGGTAGTCATCCCAAATATTAAGATATGCTATTGGTGCTAATTTTCTTAGTTGGTCCTCCATGTTAAAAACATGGGTGAAATATCTTGGATCTGTAAATAACATTATAGCATCCGGTTTTTCGATATTAAATATGTTTTGAATCTCCTGTGATGTTCCATAACCATTAACACAATATAAGAAGGTAGATGCATCTTCTACTTTGGAAAGTTTTGAAGTATCACCACTTATATCTAATCTTTTTCCTTGATCTGGGTGGTTAATAGCTCCTGCAACATTCACCCAATTAAAGTGATGGGAGGTAGCTATAATAATTTCTTTTGCAACTGTGGCAACACCTGAATGTACTCTAATGTCATCACATATAAGCATTATTTTTTTTCGCTTATCTTTGGGTAAATGTTTAAAACTTTTATTCATTTTTTTTATAATTCAATATTAGATTGGTTTGTAATTTGTCGTCTAAAATCTTCATCTGTAAGGTACAAAAATAAGGCACGATCCGCAAGTTTTTGAAAACTAAATTTTCTTTTTACACACTCAATTTTAAAGTTCTCGAATAGGGGGGTTTGTACTTTGACACTAGTTAATGTCTGTTTTTTTTGGTTTGACATAATATTTATTTTTAATAACGTTTATTAGTAATACATATATATAATTATATTAGTAGATTATTCCTTCCCCACAATGTTCTTTATCCTCTTTATAAGGACAAAAATTGCAATTCCATTTAGATGGTGATTTGGGGTAATCAGCATCTTTTATTTTACCACTAGAGTTAAAACATTCATTTATAAAACTATTAATAGCATTTTTTGCTCTGCCTAATTTAATTTTACCACTTGGTGGGGTAAATGTTTGTACTCTATATGCTTGATGTGGGGACATTAATTTCTCATCGTCCCAATCTAGCACTTTTCTTTTTAGAATAAAAAACTCAATTTCAATTTTTTCAAGAGGAATATTATATTGCTCAGAAAAATATTGTTTATATAGCAATAATTGGAATTGTTTATCTTCATTCTTTTTATCTTGGTCTCTCCAACCCCTAGTGCTGGTTTTTATATCGATTATCTTAAATGTATCTGTTGCTTCGTGGTATGTAACAACATCAAGATACCCCATATATAACACGTTATTATACATTTTATTTGGTGCCATTACAATTGGTATTTCACAACCAACTAAATACGTACCTTTTTTACTAAAATAAGCACTACGTTTTTTCTTAAACCAGTTTAGGATAGCAACTCCATCCTCAAAAAACTCTCTCATCTCATTAGCTGAGGAGAAGTGTTCGTCTTTATTTGATTTATATTGTTTTTGATACTCACCTATAAATTTTTCTTGGAATAAATCTTCCATATCTATTTCTCTATCAGCGGCAGCAAATGATCTTTCGTAAGATACATCTAAATAGTGTTGCATTACTTCATGTATAGCTGTCCCAAATACAGTATGTATAGAAGATGTAAATCGTTTGATTTTATCTTTATACTGAAGTTTCCACCTATGAGGGCACCCTCTAAATATAGACATCTGAGAATATGATATATTCTTTTGATATGCATAATTAACAGGTGCAGGTGGGTTATTCCTTATTTCCTTTACTATTTTTGGGAGTTTTTTCGCCAAACTATTTTTTCCATTTATCGCGACCTACTAAAAGACCGATTATACCATAATTGGCTATATCAATAAAAGTATCTTCCATACCTTCACCTTTAACATAATTTCTACCATTAACCATTAAATTTCTTAAACGCGATATTTTATCCGTTAATCTAATAGCTAACCCAGTTAATGAGAATTTTTTATCATCGCTATTATTAACGATATCCCCGCCTAAAGCAATGTTATTTAAACCATAATCCATATGTTTACGGGCAAACATTTCATACATTTCATCTTGTATAATTTGAAACTCATTAGATAATTCTGGGTATTCTTCTTCAAAAATAGTGATGATTTGGTTTGCTTCATCATCCATAAATTCTTTGATTTTTTTATCTGGATATTTGGAATCCATAATTTCTCTATCACTCATAACTTTTTCTAATTCCTTTTTTATTTCTGATTGTGCGTCAATACCAAAATGGCTTGGGTTTTCTTCAAAATATTTCGATATTGAACTACCCATTTAGTTGTCCTTTATAAACTTCAGTGTCAAAATACTTATCTAGTGCAGATAATCTATCATCGGCATCAACTAACATAGCAAGTGCTTCTTCAGCATTTTTATAAAAGTCTCCGGTTGAATGGTCTCCAATACCCACTGCTTTATTACCTAATAACTCTAGTGATAATAATGCCTTTGCTTTATCTGCTTGTGCCGATAAGCGTAACATGTTTACTAATTTATTCATTTTAATAATGGTTTTATTTCTTTTGTATTTAATCCTCTATTCGATAATATACGACTGATTTGTTGGGTATCCAACAAAAGTATCGATTGTTTTGCTTCTCTACTTGAACATTTTAAATGATCTCTTAAATGTTCTATTAATTCTTTATTTGGTTCCTTAGATTTTGATTTAATATATTTATTCCATTTATTATTTTTAGGGATAAATTCTTTAT